GATGGGTCCCAAACGTCAAATGCTTCAATTGAACCGTCTTGTGTTGGTCTGTAGATACCACCTTGATTATATTCGTTTTCTAATCCAGCGTTAACCCAAAGTTGTTTGTCTGGAATAACAATATCTAAGTCACCAATACTACCAGTAAGGTTAAATGCTTCTCTAAGGGGTGGGTGAAGATATAATCTAGCTGAACCAGCTATAACATAAACTCTATTCTTCGGGTCTATATTAAATTTCTTGAAAATTAATTCGTTAGCTTCACCAATCAAGTCAGTTAAACCACTATCACCTTCATTGATTTCTAAGTCTTCTTCTAAGGTTGACCAAAACTCAGTCAACATAATTTCTTTAATATATATCTCAGATAATCGCATATTTTTTAATTCTTTCTATCACAGTCTTATCATACTGCTTCTCTATTGTCATCTTCTTAATCGAGAAAAACATTCTCAATGGACTAGGTCCCTTTAAATAAAAGAAATGATAAGCTGACCAAAAATTTCTTTTATGATAATCATCCTTTATAATCTCTGTAAGGTGACTCACGTTGGCATCAACAAAGTTCCAATCATATTCATGACATAACTTACTAACCTTTTTAATAAATAGATAGCATTCCACTATTCTAGTTACAATCAACGCAATAATTAAAGTCAAAACTATCATAATCTTTCTTATTTAATGTTTATATAGTATAAATATACAAAAAAGAAATCAATTAACCTAATTTTTTCTTAAATATTTATATCCTAGGGTAAATATTATACCATATAATACTCTAGCACCTAAGACACCCCAAAGTCCAACTGAATATACAGATAAACCAATACCACTGAATATACACGCTGTGCTAATCATCTTAAATAGGTGCCAAGCCTCAGTTACACCAACAAGAAGTGTTGATGATAGGAAGAATTTCTCCCCATTATCTCTGTTACCACCCTTCCACTTATTCGCACCAGATAGGAATGGATTCCAGAACTGTGGGTTTAACTTGCTGAATACACTATCCTCAAAGTGATGTGCAAGTGTATCCTTACCAGATTCAGCTAATCCAGCAATGATTATTAATAGTATACCAATCGTTAATATCATTTATTTCTCTTGAATATATTACGAAATGACTTGTCAGTAGCTTTCATGTATTCATAAAAGATAATAGCTATAAGCGCACCATGTGATGCCACTAGGTGTCCAACCAATGGATACCAATTATCATAAACATCACCTCTACCAATGAATACCCAAAATACAATTGAAGTTACAAGCCCAAATATTAATACATATATTGATGATGCATTATCAAATAATTTTCTCCCTTTGTTTTCAAATCTTTCCATTTTTTTCTTTTTTTAACTTGTTTTTTTTATTGTAGTTATTAAACCACTTCTCCATTGACTTACGCTTGCATTCGTTACAATGATAGTCAATTGGATAAGGTACCTTCTTTAAGCATATATTACATTCTTGTTCCATTCTTGTCCAGATTTATTGCCATAAGCATCACAATGTCTTTTTGTGGCGCAAGAGGCTAATAACGTTAGGGTAATCACAATAATTATTAATCTTTTCATATCTTAGTTCTTAGGGTGAAATTGTTTTGGTACAATTCCACCAACTTTTATTAGGTTTAATATTGTATGTTCTTTAGCTGAAAGTAATACCATATCATTAGATGGGTCTCTAGCTATCCAACCATTGATGAATTGTTTCGCAAGGTTATTATGAACATTTTTCAATAGACCTTTAAGGTATGCTTTCGCCACCGTTTGAGCGGAAGGTCCTAGACCTTCCCTAAGTTGTTGTCTAATGAATTGTTTCATACTAATAAATACTTGTTAGTCATAGGTTATTTATTTAAATAAGGTTCCATATAGTTAGGTAACCAACCAGATTTATCATATTGCCTTCTAACATAAACCCTTTTTTGTTCATCAGTTAAATCATCAAATGCCCATTCCCCCCAAACATACCCCTCTTCAAATTGAACTTGTAACCAAGCTTTTTTATTTGGACCTAAGTGTGGGTAATAGGTGTCTGGAAAATTAATGTATCTAAAACCACCCTCTATATTATATTTTATTATATAGTCAAATATTTTATCAAGAGATTTAATTCTTAGGTCGGTAGGTAAGACTTCAAACCAACTAGGATATTCATCACGATTTTTACCATGTCCTTGTTGGAGTGATGCGGTTCCTATACTCCTTTTCATATGTCTTTTTACTTGTGAATCAAGATACATATCCTTAACCTTATCACCACCATATTGTAGGATTTTATTAGATAATGGATTACCAGCCTCAAGTCTAGTTTTTATAAATCCCTTTTTAATTTCATCTGGTAGGATATCAAACATACTATCATTAATTTGGTTACCCTTCTTTGCTCTTGTTGTAGCTAGTTTAATTCTTAATTCAGTATTTAACCTATTAAATTCATAGTCTTTAATGTGAAAACTACGCTCCATTCTATTGTTTAAATATATAGCTAAAGCATGCTCATCTAACATGGCTAATTCATAATCAACTAATTTATGTGGGCTGCCATCACTGATATTACCATTTTTACTAGCTATTAACCTTTTTCTAAAGTATGTTTTCTTAGCCCAGTTTGGTAATTGGTTGTATTGGTATTCTGGAATTGTAAGTCCAGTATCTACGTATTGTGATATGAGGTCCTTATTGTTCATTTTACTAAGTTTATTTATTCACGTTTTTATGTTGTTTAACTATATCTAAGATATGTAATGCATCTTCACTATCAAGACCACCTAAAGAGTGGAGTAAATTGATTCCTTTACCTAATTTAGCAATTCGTTCAGCAATTTGGGATTTATTTATACCATAATAAATTAAACCCACAATATCATGTTTATTTAATTTATCACCTTTAACATCAATAATCTTATTAGCCGTTTGGTCCTTATCTGATGAATATCTCATAATATCACTAAATATATTATTCCCATGTTCTTTAGTGCCCCTTATTTTAAGTATAAGTTCAATTATCTGTTCCGTATTTGAATAGGACTCTACCATCTTCCCTATACCATACTCACCTAAATTGTATATATAATCATGTTTTAATTTATCACCAGTTAAAAGGTCAAACTCAAACGATTGAAGGTTAACCCCATAGTCAATTCTATTTTTTAGATATTTAGGTAAAACATCCTTATCTAATAACATTAATTCATACCTGTCAAGGTTACGTCCACTATCATCACTAATACTACCCATTTTAGTGGCAATAAGTCTCTTACGTATATAAGTCTTTTTACCCCAGTTAGGGAGTTTGGTGTATTGGTATTCTGGAATTCTAAGTCCAGTATCTACGTATTGCGCTATGAGGTCCTTATTGTTCATTAATTAGAACCAATTAAATAATCAAATTGTTCATTACTTAATAGATGTCCTCTTCCAATATAAGCCGACTTATATTCAATTGGTAATTTCATAAACCAATCTAAATCAGTATTAAGTGTACCTAACAAGTTATCTTCCTCTTCTTCTTGTGGTGTCTTTGGATTATTAACCATTTTCTCTACTGGTACACCCTTAGACTTCAAGTACTCAACATAACTCTGAGTGTCACCACCAAATTTAGCAATAGTTCCAGTAGTGTTATTTGCATCAGTCAATTCAATACCATGTTTAGTATTGTCAAATACAACAATGTGTAATGGGTCATCTAAATTAGCGGAACCATCTTCATTTGTTTTAAAGTGATTTTTATCTACAATGAAATAGAATGAAGAATCCTGTGAGTCACGATAAGATTTATACATAGTATTACCTGGTTGTCCGATACAAAAACCATAACCTTGACCAGTTAATCCACCTTGTGTATATGCAATACACTTACCAACTCCATTACCATCATAAATATCAATTCCATTACCACTCCAAAGTGTTTTTTTGTCAGAATTGAAGTCAGCATCAACACTAGACCCACCCTTAGGTTTTTCAGTATATTTATTGGTTTCACCGTGAATATATTCACCAAACGCTATAAAGCTTGCTATTGGTTTATCACCCATGGTCATACCACCCTTTCTAGAATAGTTTAGTGGTTTAACTCTTTGTTTTTTAATTAACTCTTCATACTCATTAAAAACACTACTTAAATTATTTATATTTTTTTCACCACCAACATAGAATACAGCCATAAATGGTAGATTCTTTTGGTTCTTTGAATTATCGATTGATTTTAATTGGTTGAGTACTTCTTCCTTATTATCAAGTGCTTTTAATACCCCTAAACTTTGTTGCTCACTAGCCTTTGATTCGCTTATGCGAATAAGATTTTCTCTAAGTAATGTTCTAATGAATGATTTCATACTAATAAATACTACTTAATATGATAAAAGTAGGGATAATGGGAGTCGAACCCATACGCTAATATTTCAAGCAGTAGCGTTTGAAACTACCATGTCTACCAATTCCAACATACCCCCATGTTGTACCTAAGGTGGGACTCGAACCCACACGCCCTTACGGGCACCAGCTTCTTAGGCTGGCGTGTCTACCAATTCCACCACTTAGGTATATTGTTGTACGGGTGGTGGGAATCGAACCCACAGGTGTATCTTACGTGTGCCACGGGGTCTAAGCCCGCCAGCTTTACCAATTTGCTCACACCCGCATGTGTGATTTGTAGGGATGATGGGAATCGAACCCATAATGTCTCTTACGTGTGCCATAGGGTTTAAGCCTACCAACTTTACCAATTTGTTCACACCCCCAAGTAACGGTAGCTTATACTCTCAGTACATAGTGATAGACCACTATAACGTACTTACCCTTTAAGCATGAGCCAGTCTATTCCAACACCCGTTTAGTTGGTGGCTTGTAGCGGACCTAGGAGTCGAACCTAGTATCTCGTGGGTTATGAGCCCAGAATGATTTATATATCCGTTTCACTCGTCCGCAAGTACCCCCACGTGGAATCGAACCACGGCTTTCTCCATGTAAAAGAGATGTTCTCCCATTAAACTATGGGGGCATAAAACAAACATAATACCTCTTCGGTCACAAGTGTCCATTGGTCCAGATTCTTACTGGTGTCCTTGAATGATGGGATTTAAACCCAACTTACATTTGTTTAGTAACCCTAGACGGATTCGAACCATCGCTTCTTGCATGTAACACAAGGGTGCTCCCGTTACACCATAGGGTTATTTAGAACTTTCAATTTTTGCGTGTCTTATTCTATGACAATTAGAACACAATAACACACATTTGTCTAGTTCATCTTTTATTTTACCCCACTTCTGGTATTGTATCTTATTCCAGTTTGGGTCCTTTTCATTTGGGTCTAAGTGATGAAAATCAAATACACATTGATAGGTGTTTTCAATATTCAAATCACAATCCAAACATTGGTCTCCCTTATAATGAACCATTTTAAGTTTAACCCTTTTTATTCTTTTCCCATGATACACATTACTACAGTTTTTACAATAACCACCGTAACTATCTCTATTAGACCTTTTATAGAATTCATCTATTGGTTTAATAGTTTCACATCTAGGGCAGAACTTGTCATCACCATACTGTTTATTATGTTGGTTGTGCTTGGTTTTTAAACCAAACTTCTTTAACCAATACTTTATACTAGTCTGAGAACAATCAAGTTCTTCTGCAATCTGTCTTTGAGACATTCCTGTCTCAATTAGTGGTTCTAATATTTCTCTTTCCATAACAGTGTTTTATAATAAATATAACTCACTTTCGAAAAAGACACTCTGAACCACTGAGTTACAGATGCATTTGTTGCAGTAGTAGGATTCGAACCTACAGTGAGGTTTCAAACCTCGTCCCCCTCCACGGGGGATGTGTATGCCAATTCCACCATACTGCTAAGGTTCTTTGCGCTTTAGAACCCCTTTGTAGCCGAGGTGGGATTCGAACCCACACGGGCATTACTGCCCACTGGATTTTAAGTCCAGCGTGTCTACCAGTTCCACCACTCAGCCATTTAGGGTGTTTCAACCCTAAAACTTGGTAATTAATTTGTGTGGTGTTTTAACCACTTTTTCAAATTTTTAACTCTTCTTATTTTCTTTATACGAAAGGCTCTATTAACCTTTTCATGTATGTGTTCTATTTCCTTTTTGGTTAATAAATCACTTTCTTTAGTATCCATTTTCATTTTTAACTCTTATTAGTTGAGTCGGGAGAGGGAATCGAACCCCCATCTATCTGATTTTGCAGACCAGTGCCTAAAGCCATTCGACCATCCCGACATATTTTAATGTTTCACTTCTATTCTCTTTCCACACTTGACACATTTCTTAATCTCTATATTCTTGGTCCAGAAAAAAACTGTTCTCTCGAATTTATGACTACAAATTGTCGTTCTTATTTTATCTTTTATTATTTTCATTTCTAATTATTGTGCATAAAAAAATCCGATACTGAATTTCAATATCGGACCTTAACTTGTTGTTATATCTTCAAATTTAACAACACAGTCCGACACTTACTACTAATAAGACTAGTAGTGAAGAAAGACATAATATGTTGTTAACTGTTTGCACTTTTTAAGTTTTTAAGTCGGCACACGAGGCACCTTGTTTATTAAATACATTGCAAATATACGAAAAACTTTTTAATAAGCAAGTATTTTTTAAATTTATTTTTAAATTATTTTATAATATCCCTAATTTGAAGAACAGCTAGATACGCTTCATCCCTTTGTTTATAAAGCTTTATGAGATATTTATCAAACATTAATTTATCTTCAAAAACTTCATCAAATTTAGGTCTTAATTTCCTTAATTCTTCTGTTGAGTTGACAAGAATCTCTAAATGTTGCAATACCTTCTCAGTATTATACACCTTGTTATAGAAATCTACAACACCACTAACTTCATCTAATTCATTTAATAGTTTTTTCTCTTCATCTCTCAACGCAGCAGCCTTTTCGTACTGTTGGTCCATGATGGTTTTGTTCTTTCTTTCTGGCATATCATTGAGCTTGTCAATAAGTACCATAATCTCATTTTTTTTCTCCATTTCCTTATTTTTCTTAAGTATAACGATTTTAAGATATTAGTAAATATTTATAGGTATGAAGTTATTACGATTATATGAAAACATCATAAGGGAAGGTCAAGCTAAGAGTTGTGTTGCTAAATTCGGGGTAGAATTATTTGGTGACCAATTAAATGGTAAAGAGGCTAACACTAGTACAGAAGAATTATACTTAAAGTATATTGAAAGATTCACTGAGGATAACTTCGGTGTTGGGCTTACTGCGAATTTCGCTAAGTCAATTCAACACCTTAAATCTTGTATGTCATCATACCCAGAAGTATTAGTTCCTTCTAACACAACTGTTTACAGAGGTGAGGTAATACCTGTTTCGTGGTTTCTAAAGAATAAGGTTCAGTTCTCTAATACACCAGTTGGTTTTACATATGAAACACCAGCACCTATACAGAGTTGGACTGAGGACCGAAAAACAGCAGCTGGTTTTACCTTTGAAGCAACTGGTGATGGTTATTGGGAAGAAATGGGTAATGAATTTTTAGAATACATGGGTAGAGGTACTGATGGTGAGGATAAGTTTTTCACTGAGGTATTCTTAAAGAAATATTCAAATCTTAAGGTTCCAATTGTATTAGAACATTATGCAGATGAAAGTGAGTTTATATTCAAGGCTAAATACTTCGATGCATTGAGTAGCAACCCTGGTGAAATGGAGGTACTTAGATTAGGGAACGAACCATTATCCACAGACTTAACCGTATCATTTGATTCATTGCCAAGATACGCTGGAAAAGCATTATTAATGATTAACCAAATAATTGAATTTGGTTTAGAAAGTGGAGAAGATTATGAGATTAGATAAATTATATGAAGGTGTTTTAAGTGAACAAGGTGCTGAGGCTTGCATAGCTAGATTTAGTGACCAATTACCAGATGATGCTAGTGGTGTCATTAGACCACAATTTATCAAGATAATCAAGTCATTTAAGTCATGTATAGCTAACTATAGTGAGGTAATATATCCAGAAGCTAAAGCATATAGACCGCATCAAATGACGATGCAAGAATTGCTTAATCAATATGAAGATATTTCTGATGACCTTAAGGATGGTGGAGAATTTGACTTTACATTCAGAGTTTCATTTAAAATTCAAGGATGGTTTGCTGATAAGGGTACTGCTGAACACTTGGGAACAACATCACCATTTCTTATTTCAATAATCAACCAATATAATAATCTTAAAGAAGACCCTAGGGCACTTAGCTCTTTCATACTTGATATTAGCTCACAATTAGGTGATGTTACAGTTCCAGTAACTGTCGAGTTGTTGACTAGTTCTGATGACTTCTTATTGAAGGGTGATATGCTCCCTAATCTAAAGCATAATGACCTTGTTAGAGTCAACAATCAACCAACTAGAGTAAAGGGATATATACTAGGGGATATATTTGAAGATATTTACGATATTCTAAGAGAACTTAAGAAAATATAGTTTACTCTTTTTAAAAAAATCAGTATTCTTAAATCATGGGAAAAGTATACCTTGTAACTTTTTAAATTTCTATATATTTATAATAAAGAACATGTTATGATTATATATAAAACAACAAATTTAATTAATAATAAATTTTATATCGGAAAAGATGCTAGAGATAATTCAAACTACTATGGTTCTGGTTTATTATTAAAAAGGTCCATTAAAAAGTATGGTAAGGAAAATTTCATAAAGGAAACACTTGAAGTTTGTTCAACCTATGATGAAATGGCTGAACGTGAAATATATTGGATAAGAAAATTAGATGCAAGAAATCTAGATATTGGTTATAACTTAGCCGAGGGTGGTAAAGGTGGTTGTCTTGGTTGTAAATTTTCTGATGAACATAAAAGGAAAATAGGTGAGGCACTTAAAGGACATGTGGGGTCTAACCCTAGTCCAGAAGCTAGAAAAAAGATTAGTGAAGGTAATAAAGGTAAAATTGTTACTGAGGAACATAGAGATAAACTAAGAATCCCAATCAAACAATTAACCAAAGAAGGTGAATTGATAAAGATTTGGGGGAGTACAACAGAAATTTGGGAAGTTTACCCACATTGTAAAGTTTCTGAATGTGCAAGAGGAACTAGAAAAACCTCACATGGTTTTAAATGGGAATATGAATAACGGTAAGGTATATCTTGTAGGAAACTTGGATGAAAATCTATATAAGATTGGTTGGACTAGAGGCGACATTAATAATCGTGTCCTTCAACTCCAAACAGGAAATCCTAAGAAAATTGAAGCTGTTAATGAATTTGAATCCAAGCATTATGTTAAACTTGAAACATACATGCATAATAGACATGGTAGTAAAAGACAAGAAGGTGAATGGTTTGAATTAACACAAGAAGATGTCATGAACTTTACCAACGATTGTCAGAGAGGTCATGACACCATTCAAATGCTTGTAGAATCTGGAAATCCATTTATTTAGAACCTTCCAACCAATCCAAAAATTTTGTCGCATAAAATCCTTTACGAATCTTAACCAATAACTCATTAACCAATTCTAGGTCAACCTTGTCTGGAAGACTTGACTCATCAAAGATGGTATCCATCTTCTCAATTGACTCATCAGCCATTGTGATAAGTTGTTCTAGGTCAACTTCACCACGTCTAATCCCTAATAACTCCTTAGCATCTGGTCTACGTACAATAATACCCTTTCCAGACCCAATTTCTTGAGCCATTCTGATTAGCCTCATGCAGTGCATCATATTCTTACCATCAATTTGTTGACCATGAGTCTTCGTATCTACATACCTTTGAGTGTTTCGATTTTCTAACCACTCTTGGTATTCTTTATAGTCCTTACAATGTCTAGTATAACCATCCTTATTGTAAGTGAAGATAGCAATTGGATTTAATGGATGACCTAATTGAGTTGTCTTAGGAACCGAAGAAAGTCTAAGTTGGTTTGATTCACCAGCATTACTAGAACCACCAACCTTTGTAATACCCTTAAATCCGAATCCGAATGACCTACCCTTTTCTTTTAGATAAGCTTTTCTTTCATCCTTAGATTCTTTTGATAGTTGAGGGTGGAAACATCTAGATGCTTCATCATCATAATACAGTGCATACATATCTCTAGCGTTAGGGATATTTACAACACCACAAAACTTTTGTCCACGGTAGTCTAAAAATTCCTTCATAGGGATAGTCTTATGACCCTTGATAATATAACAGAAGTCAAGGATTTCTTTACGAGTAACCTTGTCCTTATCATTCTCCCAATTTTGTTTCTTATTAAGACCCTTCGCTTTCTTGATTTGCTGTCTAGCATATCCACCGAATGAGTTCTTACAACCCTTGGTGATAAATTCAGCCTTGTGTTCAAGGATGATATCAAATAATGGGTGCTTAGAGATAATACAGTCCTCTGGTGAGTTAAGTAACTCAAGAACCGTTGGATTGTCTGTTCCAAGTAGTTCAAGGAAACGTCTTATTTCCCATCCCGTATAATCAGCGTTCACATTAAGTTGTTCAATATAACCCGTACCAAGAATGTGTTCTTGTGGTAGGATAAATACGAACTTCTTATCAATGTCTGACGTAGGTGTTTGCGTTCCATAGGCTTGTGAACCCACAACTGTTTCAAAGAGAATAAGTCCATTCTCCTTAAGATATTCATATGTAATTCCTTTGTTCATAATCCTTATTTTTATAATTAATTATTCATAACAAATATACGAATAATATTTTACTTATACAAACCTTTCTTCAATAATTCGTGAACCATCTTAGATGTTGTCAAGTCCATTCTACCAGCCTTAGGTGCATGGTCCTCAATGTCTTCATTGGTTCTTCCATCAACAGCATAACCAATACTCATATGAAGTCCATAGAACGGTCTTCCAAGACCTACCTCACTTCTTATCTTATGAAGCTCAGTTCTATCTTCCTCTGGCATTACAAGCCACCAATGGTTCCCATCACTTCTAACATCAGTTGATAGAGTTACTTGAATCTTAGTGTGGTGATACTTCTTCTTAAGTTGGTTCCACATGTGTTCTCTCTCTTCCCTAGTACCCTTACCACCATTCAAATCACCCTCTCTATCATTGATGAATGAGATGTGTGTTCCCCTAAGTGGTGGGTTAAGAATTATATTATATCTCTTCTTAAGAAACCATGCATATAACCCCCAAGTATCTCCTTTGATTCTCTTATTAGGTGCTATCTCACCATCGATAACCACCATAGCAACTTTCTTCCAAGAACTTTGTTTCTTGTGCTTGGCTGTCCTATCTATTGGGTCAAAGACAAGTGTTCCCTCGAATGTTACTTCTTGTTTCATATCGTAAAGATACAAATAATATTTTAATATTCCTAATTATTAGCTAATCTAAATGCTCGAAGGAATGTTCTAAGGAAGTCATTCTTCTCCCCACCAATCTTTTCAACCCACTTAGCTCTGTTCTTTATGTTTTCGACTTCCCACTTGTCCATTTCCTTATCGGATGGTTTATAACCTCTTCTATAGTCCTTCCATGGGTAAGGCATATCAACATAGTCTGGGTATAATTCTCTATCAAATACTCTTTCATCCGCTAATAGGTTAACAGATGTCAATGCATTATTAAGGTCTGGCTCGTAGAACTCAGAAAATAGGATGTTATTCTCGATTAATTGGTCTCTATACTTCTGCATAGAACCATACCACTTGCTAGTCTTATCATTGTTGGTTGTACCACCATTGTAAATGATGTATGTCTTGTACTCAGTAGCCCATAGGTTGAAGATAGTTTCTGTTCTACCCATTCCTCTACAATTTTGTTGGTACTCATCCTTTCCGTGACCGAATTGGATACCAGCTTGTATTGGTGAGATATTGTAAGGTACAAGACCATACATTCTGTACTCTAAGTACATTTCAGTCTTTCTTGGTGTTGAGTTAGGTTTTACACTCTTAACTGTTAACCAATCAAGGAAGTGTTCCTTTGTTACTCGTGTTGTATAATACCATTCTTCCTCACTGTTGAATAAGTCAAGTATTCTCATATTTGCATCCAAACACCATTGGTATGGTGTGCATTTATCCATTTCCATCATTTCTTCATATTTTAAAATTTTCTATATCTAATTCTTGTTCTCCCTTTGTGAAGACCTCATAATAATCAACAGGTTCATATATTACCTCATGACGACCCATAAAGTTCTTGCCAGTACTCTCAATTGTTGGTTCTATGAGTTTTCTATTAGGTATATGAATAGGTTCCCAACCTTGGTTTGTCATAAGAACATGCTTTTCTGGTGTATCACTGAATGGGTACCTTATAGCATAGTAATGTTGCCAATTACCGTCTCTTGTACATACTGAGTTTCCAACACATACCACAATGGCTATCTTTTCTTTATCATCAGTCTTTAATTTATCCTTATGACCATCTTTATCACCCAATAAAAGAAATGCGACACTACCAATACTAATTGGAACGATGACTTGATTTACCTTAGCCATACCTCTAAATGTCTCAGCATGTTCACGAGCCATTGAGCGATTAATCGCATTAACAGATGACCTGTGTGCTATTTCATTAAATAATGCATCCATATTATCCCATTTCTATCATGTAAGCAATCGTACATTGATTTCCATCATATACAATGAACTCATTGTTTCTAAGGTCAGCACCACCTTGTGCGAATACTGAATCATAACCCTCTTTGTTCATAACAGACTTTGAAAGACTATAACATGAAGAGTTATGGTGAAGGATTTCCTTCTGCTTTCCTAAGTGTACATCAAACAACGCTAAATACCCCTTATTAGACCCACCATTGGTCCAATGCGAACCTCTTAACGAAGAATACCCTAAAGACTTTTGAGCCTTGTCAGCGAAGTATATACCATCACCGAACATTGAACCAGTATGTATAGCACCAGAAGGTCTAATCATAAGACCAGTTTGGATAATATTAAACCAATTCTCATTACGACTACCATGCCAGTAAAGTCTTCGTTTCTTAACCTTAGCTTTCTTAAGGTTTTTATCGAAGGCTACTTGAGTCTTGTTATTCTTAACCTTGATAATCTTCTTAGCTTGGTGAGCATTCTTACCTAACAACTTCTTAACAAGTGCAATGGCATCTGCATCAGTTTCTTCCTCAGCACTAAGACCCATTTGTTCAAGGATTGTAATATCATCAGTATCGATTGCATCATCAGCATCTGTTGTTGCTGTTGTATCCTTTTGTTGTTTAAGTAATTTTACTTGACCAGCCATCGTATCAAGAGTGTCTTGTTCACCAATTAACAATTCTTTGGCAATATCCAAATCACTCTTAGTTGCAGTTGCTGTGATAAGGTAATCACGAACATCCTTCATATTTCTAGGGATGATTGTGTATAACTCAATAAGTAAATTATTCACTAATTTGATATCAACACCCTTCTTAAGAACACCTAAAGCATTCGTAATAACTTCTTGGGCAGCATCAATTTGTGCCTCAGTTACAGCATCTTGGCTTACCTTATAGTTTTTCTGAATCGACTTATTAGCGAATGCCATAAGGTCATCAAATAAATTTCTTGTTTTAGTACACTTGATGTCAGAAACCTTTGATGTACTAGTAGTCTTACTTGTACCATCAGAAGTAGTTTCGGTAATCATCTTAGTTACATCCTTATATCCCTTTCTAGGGTTGGTCTTGCTATCATGAACCTTATCCCATTCGTGTGACTCTTTATATGCTGTCTTAAGTTCGTCAAGTTCCTTACCAACTCTACCGTATAAGCATTTGATTCTACCATCACTTTGCTCATCCATATAATAAACCTTATTACTGTTACCAGTCTTACCGTTATCCACTGAAACGTGGATTAACTTTGCATACTTTAATCCGTTCTCTCTAATAATACCTCTTTCCATATCGTGTTTTAATTACCGTGACACAAATATAACCATAAGAAACCAAACTACCAAATTTTTTGGTAACTTTTTAAAAATTAAATTCATCCTCATCGGACCCACCCTTTATCTTTTCTAGGTATGGTAGACAATACCATGCTGGTCCCTCATTGTCAAAGTTTGTGTTGAATTCCAATCTACCAAATGGCTTTGCTTCGTTCTTCACATCTATTCTCTTTGTAACCTTTTCCTTAAGCATATTGGGTTGGTTCTCTTTAATCCAAGCAATATAGTTAGGATTATTTTTACGTACCCATTCATAGGTCATACCTTGGTATTTTCCACTGCGGAACTTAAAGTCTGGTTTTGGTTCTACCATTATCTAACGTCCATCCTAAATAACTTAGGGTTTTTTGTTATCCAATTGTAGAAATAATCTTGCATGTCTGGTGGTAACATATGCCCTTGCATATATACAACATCACTTACTATGTGAAATTCTTCACCACCATTGAATGATAAACCTTGGTCTAATTCAACTGCGTTTTTCAAGATGTAAATTTTACTCTGAATCATAATTTTTTGTTCTTAATTAATTATATTTTTATCTATTTATTTATATCACAAATATACGAAAAACCCTTGAAAAATCAAGGGTTTTAAGGTATTATTTTATAGTCCTACGTCTTTCATTTCCATCTCAAAGAACCACGTTCTAGCGACCTTTGAAATCTCTCCTTGAATCTCCTTAGGTTCGAATCCGTTACCCATAATGGTATCCAATTCTTCCTTTACGATATCACCGACAATCCACTTAAGGAATGGTCCAAGGTTCTTTCTAGTCAAGTCAAGATTCTCCATTCTAAGTTGCTCAAGACCTTGCTCAAGTCTACCCTCAGTTACAAGGTTAGAAACCAACTCTTTCATGTTGTTGACTCTTTCGATATCAACTGGTGCAAGAGTCTTAGTTTTAGATGACTGATGTTTCTCACCCTTCACCTTAAACCAATATCTAGATTTGTTCCACCCTTCGGTGATACATCTCCATACAATACCTTCCCCAACCCCAGAGTTACCAAATGATTTACCAACTGGACATTCAGCTTCAATTACATTGGTTAATTCAACCAATTCATTTTGTGATTGTTCTGGATTGTTAAAGTCAATCTTAATCGTATGTGTTGGGTAATCTAAGATGTTGTAGATTTTATCCTCTGGAAGTTTGATTCTAGATAACTTATCATCATCCAACCATAGGTTATCAATCTTTATTGCAAAGATAACAAACATCTTGTCAAGACCATTGAGTGCAACACCCTTTTGGATGTTACCACCACACCATTCACCATAAACTCTGATAACCTCTGGTGTATATCCCATATCGTTACCCATTTCCTTTTCAATCTTATTAAGGATTGCTTCGGTGTTGCTAGTATGTGCAAATGCGGCAAATCCAGCATTATCCTTTGTTGGAGTGATAATGTTCTTTCTAGATTGTGCATGCATATTATAATCATGCTTAAGCATATCCCATGTATATACAATAGCCGCATTGGTCCCATGTAACTTAACTGTACCCCTAAACTCAAGTGTTGGAACCTTCTTCGTTAAATCAAATGTTGGTTCACCATTTTCATCTTCACCAGTATAAGTGGCACGATGCTTTACTTGATGAATTACCGTTCTAAATTGTTCAATACTAGGAAATTTGTACATTGTTTGTTCCATAATCAATAATTTGTTTGCATTTCGTAAATAATTAATTTCGCTTCTTTATCACCAACTCTATCCATTTTTAAAAATGGTCTATCAAATTGAAGGTCATGGTCATATTCATCTATGACATTAACATAAAAATCATTTTGACCCATGAGTATCGGTCTTCTTCGATTCTTAGCTAAGACACCCTTCTTTGTTAGAAATAGATTTTTACCTATTAATTTAGGTAATTTATCTTCAATGTTACTTATTTCCTCACTAAATTGAGTTCTTAATGCAATAAATAATTCTTCTGTTGGTGCGCCCTCGTGTGGGGTTATACCATCACCATCCGTTCTGTGGTTATTTATATAACGTTCCTCATTATAGGGGATATTATTAACCTCATTAACTAAAGCATCAATATCATAGGTGACTTCAACACCTTCTACTGTTATTATTTTTTCCATTCTTTTAATTGTTTTTAATATCACCTGTCCACATTGCTTTCCCAGATTTAAATAATTCCACGTCACCCTCATCTAAGGCATACCAATGACTTAATTTAGTCTTACTACCCTCTTTATAGAATGATACAAATTGCATTGTATCACCATTAAAGATTTCTGGTCCTTCCTCTTCGTTGATGAATTTGAATAATTTAGCATTCATCTCATCTGGTGCATATGCTATTATATTCTCTTTATAGTATACTGGGATTACCATATCCTCATCATTGTATACATTTCCAGTTCCGAATTTATCTACACCTTCCATAATTAAAATGGTAAATCATCATCAGTGTCCTCGTTAGGGATATCCGTATTGGCTACCTTAGCCTTCGTTTTAACGTCTTTTGTGGCTACTTTACCATCTTTACCCATAACACCAATTTTAATACCGTTAAGGTTCGTGTAATACTTACCGTTATACTCGTTTCCTCTAAGTGCGAATGCTACTGTTGCAACATCACCAACTTTGAATACATCAAGTAATTCAGAACTCTCTTTCAAGAATTCAAACTTAATGTCTTGTGGGTATTTATCATCGTTTGATGTTAATACAATTTCTCTTTTCTTAAACCCACTATCGTAAGTGATAGTGTCAAAAATCTCTTTGATTGTTCCTTCAAATGTGTAAATCATAATTTGTTTTATTTACTTCTTGTTATTTTGGATTAATACACTAATTCTGGTATTAATTCCTTAGTTGTGTCATCATCGAATAACACTCGATATTTGACATAATAATTATATTGACCACCACCAATTAGAACATCAGATATAATCACTCTAGAAGAGTCACTCTTCAAGTAAACTATATCACCAACACCATAAGTAATGTCACTTTTAGCTTCATCTCTATGAACCATAGCTAATGTTAGGGTTTCATATGCAGATAATCTCTTATTTGCAATAGACAATGAATCTACCTTGTATTCGCAAGTTGTACTCAACTCTAACTCAGAGGTTAACTTATCTTGAAGTTCCACACGCTCTTTGTTAGCTCTAGTGTCAGATTGATACCTTAGGTACCCATCAGTACCAACCAATGTTAAAATAAGAATGATACCAACCAAATTTATTATATTCTGTTTCATATTAACTAATAATTAAAATTAATAAACTAATTATTGATGAGAATAACAATGAAATAATCATATTCATAACTAATAATATTGTTACCCAAAGCCATGTAGTTTCAATGTAATTACTCATAAAGATTGCAACTCTAGTTATAACCCTTTTATTGTTGATTGCTGGGTGATTTGACATACCCATAACTTTAGTAATATCCACCATCTGATTAAGTGTCTTTATTGCACTAATCAATGATTTAATCTTATCCCACTTTAACCAAAGATAAATTGCTTCAACTGCTGAGATTACTAAGAATGTTATTAAAAATATATATCCCATAATTATTTATTGTCTAATTTTATGTCTTTGATTACAGAACCCTTAGGTAAGTAAATATCATACTTCTGATTACCACGATTTCCATTAAGTGGAAACCAAAAACCATCATTATGATATGGTACCATATGTATCACAATCTTAGGTGTAGTAAGTGTATCTGTCTCATATATAGTAGCTATATCAGCACTAATTGAACGTCTAACAATACCACCATTATCAGTCTTTCGGTAATAGTTATAAACCATATTCTCTTCAATGTATCCACAACCTAAAAAGAATGAAGCGTCAGTATCTGTACCATCACCCATTGAGACAATTTCATGGGTCACTGTTTCACTATACTCTGCTATTTGAAATGCACTCCCAAATAGAAGTAACAGACCACTAAATATAAAACCGACTACAAACCCACAGAATAATCCACCAACTCGTCTACCTATTTTTAATAATAATGAATCATAGTAATCTTCATATTCACTAATAAACCCGAAGATAAAAATAAGTGAAAATAGTATAGAAAAAATAATAATAAATACTAACATAATTATACGTTTTTAAGTTGTTTTGCCATTTCTTCAATCTCAATACAAGACTCAAGTGAATCACATGTATCCTTGTCTTCTCTCAATTCCACAACCGATGGATGTGCTGTTGACCAATTACCCTTATGGTCTTGAGACAACCCACAACATCTAATTTCAACTATACTCCCCATTAATTCATCTTGTCTTTCGGTGATGTCAGCCATCATAGCTTCTTTCATTCCAGAAGGGTTTGTTCTAAGTTGTCCACATGAAGTCTCACAATTGATAGTTGAAATTACATTCTCATTCTTAGTGCCCTTTGTACCGTATTCGAATCCAATGATTCTAAGGTCCATAGACATCTCCAATTTCATCTTGATTTGGTATGTTGGTTTACCATCTTTCCAACCAGCAGTTGAAGACTTGATAATGGTTCCTTCAAGACCTCTTTCTTGAGTATCTAAGAAGTGTTCCATTGCTTCCTCAAACGTAGTGATATATTTGGTTTCAACTAATGATACCATTGTTGGTTTCAATGACCATAATAAGTCTTCTAGACCACCTAAACGGTCTCCGTATTCCGTATCACTTTTCGCCTCACTATACTCATCTAATGTGATTATATCCCAAACAGTAAAACGCATCTTTTCAAGTGCTTCATCAAAACTACCATGCTTTGCTTCGAATGCTTCTTTTTTCTTAGCAGTTTTCTTTTCACCTCTTTCCTCAGCCTTCTCGATAATGTCCATCATTGATGCAACCATACCATTAGCCTCAGTTCTCTTGAACCCATCAATGGTTAACTCACCATTTAATACACAATCTGGAAAAGGAGTTAATTCGTCTAAGAACTTAGTACCCTTAAGGTATGAGACCTCACCTTGTCTTGACTCCATTTCAACAATACCATCGGTGATTATTGCATTTCTGTAAGTACCATCAGCCTTAACTTGTGAAATAACCACCTCACCCTTAGCAAATAATTTCTTTGCACCCTTTTCAGAGAATGACTTCGCACCTTGGTATGGTGTTTCCTCAATCAACTTAGGGATTACCTTGTTGATACCCGTTGACATTCCAATCTTAAGGTTCTTATCAATGATTCGCTCAACAACATATGCATCATCAGTTGATACGGATGAAAGGATATGCTTTAAGTGTTCAGTAGCTTGTCCACCTCTAAGTGCACCACTTGAAATAGTATCAAGATTTTCTAAAGCCCAATCCATTGATTCATTTCTACCATTTGCTTCATATGCTGGAATTTGCTTGATATAGAAATTCACTCTAGGTGAATGTGCAAGATAAATAACATCTCTAAGTACTCGATTGTCCTTATACTTAGTAAGGGTATCTCTCTTGTAAATCTTACCACCATCGGCAGATATTTCGTTTAAAATTGATTTTATTGTCATACTTTTAATTAATTAGTTAATACAAATATACGAAATTATTTTGACAATTCCAAAGTTTCTTTCAATAAAGCTTTATAAAGTCTTAATTGATTTGTCATAACAAACTTAATATTTTCAAATATAAGTTCTTCCGATGGAAAATCACGTCTTGCAATCTTAAGCATTGGAACCACATATTCCTCAGTTTCTAGTATATATCTCTCTTGCTTTGCTGGCTTGAACCCATGAAGCATTGTCATAAGATTATGTGCTCTATCAAACCCCTTTGCAAGTGCTGTAAGAACATCTTTCTTAAGTATACCATAGTAAACATCGTTAGGTAGTGTTTTATCACCATCTACCTTAGACATATTCATTGCACCTTGTGCTACTCTTCTACCAAACTTAGCTCTCATTTCGTCATATGATAAGTTATAGTCCTCTGGTGTATCATGTAAAAATAAGATACAAATAAGGTCTTCCTCATAAGATAAAACATGTGTAAGTGTCATAGCATATGAAACAATGCTAACTTGATGAGAGAACTCAGCAGAACCATCTTTCCTAGTACCACTATGATACTTCTCAGCCAAAGCCATTGCTTCTAATGCTTTAGTGTACCCTTTACCTTGTAATCGGTAACGTAAAGCCATTTTCATTTTTTGATAATTCTGTTCCATAATAATTGTTTTTACAAATATACTAATAATATTTTAAACTACCAAATTAAAATGGTAAATCTTCATCAGCATTGACACATAAGTCATCTATGTTGATGCTAATATCATCCGTAACTACATTACTTGTGGTACTTGAGGTTAATGGTGGATTGATTTTACGGAACTCTTCGATAGTATATTTAACAGCTTCAATTAACTCTGTTGGTGGTTCTTCGTTTCCTATACCTTTGAATTGTAACATATCGTAGTGTTTACCAAACTCTTTATTGTGTAACCTACCGAACTCTAAGGTATAACCCTTAACATGGTAAATTCCACAATTACCCCTATCAACCTTATTGATGTAAGACGCAACACAGTGAGATTGTCTTTTACCCTCAATAGCCATATCTTTCGTTGTTTTTAATAATTTGAATCCAGAGAACTCTTCGAATTTATTGTAAACATCATCAATATTTAATGGTCTATCACCATCGATATATATAACGTCAGTAATTATCTCAGCCCACTTACCATGCTCTAACTTAAGACGCTTGTTTGACCAAGAACAATTGATTTTATTGCCAGTTGTTTTAGCCATTCTTAGTGAATCATAAAATATTTGGAATAAACCACCAGTAACCCACTCAGCCCTTAACGCTTCAACATTATCTAAATACTCTAGATAGTGGACGACACTTTTCATTATCTTATTATAACGAGTACCATCATCAGCCTCATGAATTAACTTAGCTTGTGGTGCTGGAATTTTATATATGTGTCTAAGTGCTTTCTTGTATGAATATACCTTATGTTCAATTATACTGTTGAATGCTGTTCGATGCATGATACCCTTTTCTTGCATAAATTTAATCCAAGAAAAACCATTATTAATCAAGTAATCAACTATAACCGTAAAGTTTGAATTATAGTCTAAATATTGACCTAGACTAGATAGAGTAAGTGTTAATATTCGACTTCCCTTACTATTACTAATCAACCAGAATTTACCATCCTTATACTTAACACTTAACAACCGTTTTTCAGAATTATAAATTCTATTGGTCTTACTTATACCAAATTTCTTAGAAAAATAAACAATATCAAAATCACCATTCTCCCCTTTGAATAGAACAATTCTATTTCTATGATACCCCTCGGTGTCATTCATATAAAGAACCCTAGCCTTATAAGGGTCTTTCTTGTAAAGAGAAAATAATACATCTATTTTTTCCTCGTTACTCATCGTGTTCAACACTTCATACTCTACCTTATCCTCCTTCATAGTTACTTAGTTTTTAATTTATTTCCAGCTAATTTTCATAGTATCACCATTATCCATTTGACCACCATATTTACAGTCAACCTTGAATCCTCTATTTTCAGTTAATACGTAAACTGTTAAATCTTGAGGATAAAAGTATAATGTGGTTTCAAACTTATTTTCCCTAACCGCAATTTTTATTGCGGTTTCACACTTTTCTATTTCCTTCTTAACCTTTTCACCTAGAACCTTCTCAGATTCTGCCTTAGCCCACTTTGCTGTTCGAATATATTCTCCACCACCATCAATTAACATAATTCCTTACCTTTTAAATGCCAATAATCAATTGCTGGTCTATTCGGACCATCATCTTCACCTTCTTGGTAATCCCATTCCCATCCAGCGTCTTCAAACCTTCTCATTAGTTCCTTCTTCATCAACGCCTTTCTAGTCATCTTAAATACACCATAGGCATTCCATTCTGATGGTCTGTCTGGGTTCCATTTAAGGTCAACTACTTCGGTTGTAAAGGAAATGTACCCACCATCAAAGCTAGATACAATTTTCTCATCAATCCATTTCTCAATGTGAGAAATGACCGCTAATTCTTTGTCATTAAGAGGTGCCGTTTCCAACACCTCTTTGACTCTTTTATATTCTACTGCCATATTATAATACTTTATATAACTTTTTGTTATCGTACTTTCTAAGGTACTCCTTTACTGACTCTACCTTACCATCTTTCATTCCGAAGAATAATCCACTGTAAGCCTTAAGGTCATCCTTGCCAATCAATTCAAATACCGCCATGGCGAATTTCTTTTGTTCTTTTGGTGTGATGTTCTTTGGTTTCTTGTCTTGCAACTTATCCCAAGCATCCTCAAGTGTATCAATTAATTTATTGTAACCTTCATAAAGCTTGAATATCTCTTCCTTTCTTTCTGGGAAAGTAGCGGAGAATTCCTCAATTTCATTAGATTTAACAACGTCCATTATAGCATGTTCTGATGTCTTAGACTTCAAGTGGTGAACCGCAACATATGCTGGGTTCTTTATCTTCACTCTATTGAAGTCACCATCAACAACAACGTAACCTTCTTCATGAAATGGCATTCCGTCGAAAGTCTTTTCAATATGACCTACGTTGGTTGCGTTAAGGTCAAATGACTTAACAAGTGGAATTCCAATTGACTCAGAAACCATCTTCATATCCTCGTAAGTTACCTCTTTAAGTGTCTTTCTATTTCTCATTGCTAAGAACGTAGCAGAAGACTCCCCATGTGGCTTCACAACGATATTGTATGGAGTAGTTAACTCGAATACGTAAATGTGGTCCTTATCTAATAAACAGTCATTGAATCCGTACTTTTCAGCAACAGTATTCCAAAACAAATCATTAAATGTTGTACCATACTTGTTATTCACTTCCCCTTCACCTTCGGCTGTACCAGTAGTAGCAGCGAACCACTTCTCCTTGTTCCAATCGAAATATACTTGTATCATTGTACCATCACACTTTTCAAGTATACGTGCTGTGTTCCAATCTATCTTTGCAGCATGACCCTCAGCTGAGTTGAAGAACTTTCTAAATGAAAGACATAATATATTCCATGTATCCTTTTCAAGTATAAGTCCTCTACAATCTTGTACCTCAGAAAACCCCATAGACGATGCTATTTGGTCATACTTGATAAGAACCTTCTTATCGTAGTCCCTAGTCTTCAACTTAAACTCAGCTACTGCCTTATCAAGTCCATTTTCTTTTATGTATTTGATTATACTTAACATCTTTTAAAATAATTGTGCAAGTCCATATCCGACTGCAATTAATACTATAACAACAACAATAATTGATGTTATCACTTGTTTCTTTTTTGGAAACTTCAAACTATCCATAATTAACTAATTTCTACAAATATAGACAAAAAAAAGGGAACTACCAAATAATTCCCCATTTATTTTTAAAATATTTTATTTTAGTAATAACTTATCAGTCTGGTGGGGTATCTTCTGGTGAATTATCATCCCCTACTTCTGAGTCATCTTCATCATTACCTTCGAAGAAATCATTGTGCATTCGTTTAACCATATCTGGTATGGTTTCACTAGGACCTTCTGGGTTATCCCTTAATTGGGACATCTCATCTTCTGTTAACTCTCCATTTGAAATACGCTCTATTAAGTTTCTACTACTTATCATAGTACTTAGTTGATTGAATAATTGTAGGTCACGGTGACTATATACAATAGTACTTATAAATGTTAAATAATTCCCAAGACTAGCGATTACAAAGTCCTTTTCTACTAAACCCTCTTGAGTCAAGGCTCGACCCATTTTTAAAAACTTAAGGCTTAAGTCTTTTTGTCTTTCTGTAATTTCACTCATATGCAAATATACTACAATTTGTTGAATAAATCAATCCTTAGTTAAATTTATATTGGTGCATATTCACCATTACAAGTTTTCCATTCTTCTTTAGATATTGGGATTAGTTCACTACCATTTAAATGGTCCATATTCGAAGTACAATATAATTTACCGTTTTCAATTCTAAAACCACAACCCCAAGCACCACCATCTCTCCAATACCCAGCACGACCTTCACTTTCTGTAAGTCTAAGGCAAGAATTCCGCAATCTTACATATTTTGGTAGGTTATCTAAACTAATTGTTTGGTTTCTCCTTCTTAGTAATATACTCATATAACTATTTTTGTACTCCTACTTGATAGGAATCTTTGTAATTCTTCTATTGTGAAGTCCTCATGATATGTCTTTAAGATACTCAATTTCTCTTGTTCTATGTATGTTTCTGGGTTGTATGACTTACCTTCCATTTCCTCGAACTCACCCAACAACTCTTCATACTCACTATCCTTCTCTTTACAGTCATCACAACCATCATTGCAAGTGTCACATTCAGTTTCCTTACATTCATGTCCTATTACACTAGCGATATCATCACTGTGGTCTCGAATTGCATCACCTAAGTCACTATAGTCCTTAGCGTCTTCTATATCACCCTTAAGACCATCACATAACTTAAATTCCAATTCAAGGAATAAAATAAGTCGTTTTTTAAATTCTTCCATTATACTATTACTTTAGATTCAACCCATTGGGTTAATGATTTAACATACTTCTCAATATCTGCATGATAGAAACCAACAGAGTTCATACACCCACACTCAATGATATAGTATCTCATATCACCATCGTCGTGTCTTGTTTCCGCTATATCCATAGCAAATACCTCATGTGGTTGGTATTCCTTGCATCTGTCCTCTACGAACTTAATCATATCTTCTGGGATATCATCACCAGACTTAGAAAGTCTAAAATTATTTCTATATCTTGAAGATGTGATAACCTTCCCATCCACAACATAGTTTCTCCACTCACGTTGTAGGTTATAGGCTGGTCCTAAGACTAATTTAGATTCCATGGTCATTGGTGACTCATAATCCATCATTCTCTTAACCATGGACTTTAATTCCTCAACCTCACCAACTTGACCATCGAATTCTTTACCATCACCATCTGGGCGAAGGAACATATTCAATTGATGACCAAAATCCTCCAACTCAATGAAGTCTTTAACTGTTATAATCTCAGCATCAGAACTCAACATATGTTCACCCCACTTTTCGAAGTAATTCTCCATTGAAAATGTTTCATGATTATAGAATAACCCAATTGGTTTTAACTTATTATAAAGATTATTCATGAATGTAGTGGAACCGTAATATATGTTCTCATACTCATCATCTAATGGGAAATCTGGTAACTCATCTGAAAATGGTACCACAATCACCTCATGATGTGCAATATTAAGTTTATCACAAGCCTCTTGAAATTGATTTCTATCATTTTCCGCTATTAGATTATTTTGAATAATCCATCGTACTTTCTTCATTATAATTTGTTTTCAGTAACAACCCCACTAAGGTTAATATATGAATCCAATTTTTCCCAATTAGTGATTTGGTTAGACATAACTGGCTTCCCACCAGCGTTGACGTTTACCGCTACTGTTACGTGTGGTAAATCGTTATCTGAATGATACCCTTCTACCTTTACAGCAATAGCCATATCAGATATACCTATCTCAGTAGCTCTAATAGAAACACTATTACCTAAATCACCCTTCAAATTCTCTGGTAATCCCTTACCATAATTAACTGTCATGTGATGTGCGTAAATCTTCCACCCTTCTGGAATTTGATGTCCTATAGCAGTAAGTAACTTATTCTTAGAAGTATCGTCTAATACCACCATAGCAATCTTACGTTGCTTATTCTTATACATTGGCTTCGCACCAACAACCTTTTCAACTGTAAGTGGACCTACACTCTTATAAGACTGAATCATAGCCTCAATCTTATCCAATGGTACACCATGAGTATTTCTCTCAGCCAATTCCTCAGCTGACACACCACCAGTACCAACTTCAACGAATTTAATATTCTCGTTAGTATAACCTAATCTTAATGCCGCTTCAACATAATTTTTTGGTTCGTTAGCTTTGATATTGGTATTATCTATAATAACTGGTGAGATACCCATAGACATAGACTTCTTAGCCCTATTAAAATTCTCAGAATGTACTTGGGATAATGGTGAGAAATCTTTATTCTCTATCATATCACTAAAAAACTGACGATAATCAAATTTAGATTCAATAATATCATCTGTTGAATGAATTACTCCAGAACCAACTAATTGTTTGGCTTTGGTAGATTTACCAGAACCAGGGATTCCACGCATAATAATCAATACTTGATTTGGTCTCGTCATTGCGAAACCCATTGCATTTACTTCTTTACCTTCTCTAAGGATTTTCTTTATAGACTCTTTACTCATAACTAAAATATATCTTTTAATTCATCTGGACAATCATCAACAATGTGTCTTTTCCACCATCCTTTAATCCATTTTATAATTTTCATAAAGCAAATATACGAATAATTTATTGGATAAACAAATTTTAACCCATCTTTGTTAATACAGCGTCTTGAATTTCTGATGGAAGTGCATCGAAGATAGTATCTATCTCTATTGGAGAACCGTCAAGTGTTTCGAATCTATTAGATTGTTCGTAATACCTAATCACAGTACCATTAGATAATTTCAATTTCTTAAATTTATCCTTAGGTGCGTTGGGTGTTGGTTTATTCTTGGACCCAACTGGTAATATTGGTGTGGTTGATTTGAAACCCTTCTTTCTCATTATTGTCTTGGTGACAAGGTCCAATTCTTGATTATTACTATCCCAATTTAATATAAATGGTATATTTATGTCTGTTGGTGGGTTCTTGAATACACCCTCAAAACCAGTTCCGTATTTCTTAAGTTTGTTTTTGTATTCACCATAAACATCCTTGAATATCATTCTAAGTTCCTCGATAGTAATATCTCGTTTGTTTCTCTCATGATTAACACGCTCCATAAAGTGTTTTGTGAATTCAATGTCAACCCCAATAGATTGGAATAGGTTATCTAATTCCCCCTCAAGACTCTTTAATTGAGATGGGGTTATATAATCCTCTTTGATAAGACCTTCTCTAAGTAATTTTTTGATAAATGACTTCATAATTATCTATATTCAATATTTAATGGGTAGCCTCTCTTTACCATATATCTAAGTTTAGGTTTTAAGAATCTTATTGCTAATTTGATATCATCAAATGAATCTCCCTTATAGTGATATGTGTGCTGGATATCCACTCTATTACCATTTCTCGTTACTATCCATTCACTATCAACGATGAAATCTACCTTATCGTTATTTATTAAGACACTAATAACATCATCAATGGTGTTTTGTTTAACATCACCTTCATTTAAAAGACCCTCTCTAAGTAATTTTTTGATAAAATTTTTCATCTTACCCCATCTGGTTTAAAACAATATTTTGAACGTCTTCTGGTAGTTCATCAAATATATCATCTATCTCTATGGTATTACCATCCATAGTTTCAAACTTATTTAGTACATTAAAGTATTTAACCTTAACACCATTTTTAAGTGTTAATTTCTTGAATTTATTCTGATTTGGTTGTTGCTGTTTTGTTTTACTCTCAATAAACTTATTAATATCTTTTATAACAACATCAACTCTTAATTTCTCTTTGTTGTGTTCAACATCAGCTGTTTGAATTGCCTTTCTAAGCATTACTGTTGTTGCGTTGTTTGCTCTAACAACAACCCAAATTTGGTCACCAGTAGAGTCATGAATCACCCCATCATCAATAATTGAATAATAACCTCTACCATCCTTAGTCTCAACGTAGTATTCTGAATTCTTATTTGGGTGGAAGCTACCTATCATAACCCCATATGATTTATTAGTGCTTAAATCGTGTGAATCTAATATATCTAGATTTCTATTTACAGCATCTTTAATATGCTTAGGCATATCCTCATCAGAAAAAACCTTAAACCTTTCTTTGATTCTATCATTAGAATGTCCCATGAAATAAATTTCATCAAGAGATTCTCTAAGTAATTTTCTTATAAAGGTCTTCATACTAATAAATATCTCATTTTTTAGCTTTCTTCTTCTTACGTTTAGCATATAACCAATAAAATAATGGTAAAAGTAGTGTACTGAATAACCATTGCCAGTAATCACCTATGAAGTGTGGTACTGATTTAGTAACATCGGCTTTGACTCTAACCTCATCAATGTAAACAGTTTCTTTTGTTGACCCACCTCTGATTATAGAAATAACAATCTTTAATTTAGTTTTACCAGACCTAAGAGGTGTGATATTCCAACTCCACTGAGTTATCTCTTCATTATCCTCAACCATTTGAACAGCTGAGTTATCAGCAATTATATCAAACATCTTCCTATCAGATGGACTTACATCAATAAGCTTGACTTCCATTGTCTCTGTGATTGGAATGGATGTTGTTTTAACCTCACCATTAAGGTTCTCGAAAATATTTAGTGTTGACTTGGAAATTCTAACGATTACTTGATATGTAGTCCTAACCGTCATATCTTTAGGTATCTTATAAGCCACGTGACCTTGAGTAGTAGAATTAGTGGTGATAGTGGTGTTTGGTACCTCTACGATAACCAACTCACTTGATTCATCCACAAACATAATCGGTTCAAATTGCATTTCATCTGGTGGTGGTGACATAGCCACTTCCTCTAATTCAAATGATTCCTCAATAAATACAGGTTCAACATCAACTATATCTGGAACACCATCAGCGTCAAAGTCAGTTGTGTCTTTGAATAGACTACAAGAGTAAAGTATTGCAGCAAAAATAATTATAAGTATGGTTATTAGTTTCATACTAATAAATACACCTCACTCCAAGGAAATCAAGCTATTCTTTCAACTTCAACCTCAACGTCTTCAAGTTTGTTTCTATTATCTACCAATAAACCTTCTAAAGCCTTCTCTATAGTTTTTTGAATAGTTTCTTCGTCGAAGCTACACCAAGGTGATACAACCTTCACAGTTGCTTTATATACTGTTGCCATAATATTAAGGTTTAATTTTTTACGATGAGGATAAGTAGTATTATTATTACTAATAAGCAAGAGTAAATCCCCGTTAACCATCCTCTTATTGATTTAAACTGTTTTTCTGTCATAAACTAAGATTTAATTTCTATTAACTCTTTAATTGGTTGTTGTGTGAACCATCTTTTGTAAAATGGTAAGTTATACCATTCTAATATTTCTATGTAGTTGGTTAATGCAAATTTTCGCTCGTCTGATACTAATGTAAATGTCTTAATCATAATTAAGGTTATTTTACAAAGATACGAAATTAAAATTAATAAAACAATTTATTTGGATATAAATGACATCTTGGTCCTTGAAGCGGAGAGAACAGGAATCGAACCTAATACCCTTTCGGGTACCCTTTCTTTAGCAAAGAAGGACGGTCCCAGACCGCATTACTCTCCATTTGAAGTAGTAACTGGTTTTTCACCAGTATCAGTACTCTAGGGCTTATTTACCGTATCCCATCTCAATTAGGTGTAGGGCTACGGCTACTGATTCATCCCCTCGATAATGGCTGTTCCTACCAAAACCTTAACGACTTAACTCGTTAGTGATTAATTCACGATACTACTTTTGTACCCCCACCTAGACTCGAACTAGGATTATCGGTTTAGAAAACCGAGGTTCTATCCCTTGAACTATGGGGGCATCATTTATTTATAAAGATATGACCTATAAATCTGTTCACTTACAATACACACCGCCTCAGCAGCATAGTCAACATTTTTATTGTCACCATAAATGGAAATCATTACATTGTATAAGTTATCATATGTTATCATCAGTGTTCGTACGATATTTCTAACATCTAACTCATCTAATATTTCTAACCTTTCCTCTTTAATTGCTTGACCATATATTCTTCTAATAACTGGGAAAGATATAGTATCTAAATCTTCACGTAAATCAGTTGGTAGTGAAATATTCAACTCTATCAAATATAAAGCAACTTCATCTAAATGTTTAGAGATACTTAAATGAAATTGGCTTGGTAATTGTTCTAATAGACCACTCATTTCCCAAAACTTTATCATTTCTTCATCATTTTCATGATTCCCAAATTTATCTCTTCCGTATTCTACTAATTCACTCATATCTTTTTCTTTTAATGATACGAATTAACAATCGATTTGTAAATAGTTGAGACGGTGGAGGGAATCGAACCCACATTTTCAGCTCCTTTTACGGATGACAATTTAGAAAAATGCCTCGGCTACACCGCCATGTGTTGTACACTTACAGGGACTCGAACCCCGAATCTCTCGGTTCGTAGCCGAGTGCTTTATCCAATTAAGCGATAAGTGCATTTGTGGACCCACCCAGAATCAAACTGGGACCCGAAGTTTAGGAAACTTCAATTCTATTCAGTTAAACTATGGTTCCATATACCTAAGATAAAAAGCAGTGTCTAGTTTCATACGGTAACTTACTCCTAACTTACTTCCGTGCTGACATACAATAAGGGTTACCACCACGAGTATGCTTCTAGGTATTGTACCGAGTACGAGGTTCGAACTCGCTTAACCATCCATATGAAGGACGGTCCTTTTCCACTAAGCCTCGGCATGTGTATATTGCTCTAGTGGAGAATTTCGAAATCTCGACCTATCCGTTAACAGCGGATTGCTCTGCCTCTGAGCTACACTAGAATATTAAAGTGCCAAATTGTTATTTTAATTGGTGATTTGGCACACCAATAAGTGGTCCCAGCTGGGCTCGAACCAGCGACCCTCGCATTATGAGTGCGATACTCTAACCAACTGAGCTATAGGACCTGTAAAACATTTCTCTTTTTTTAATTTATCATTTCTAACGTAATTGCCATCAAAAATGAACCAAGACCAGTACCAAAGAATGTTGCCCATGCATCAACAAGGTCAAATTGACCCTTCTTTAGTAATAAGTCCCAAATAACTTCCTTAGCTATACCAGCGGCTACACCAGCACCCACACCGACTAACACACCTCTTTCAATGTTATTGAAGGCTGTTCCATCATAAGCGAAGATAAGTCCTACTATTACTGAGATACCAAATCCAGCATAGAAATGTAATTTTTTGTCTTTTGGTATTGAACCAATAAAATCTTTAATTTTTTTCATAATTTTTTTCATAATAATTGTTTTATTATAAATAGTCGGGAAAGTGGGATTCGAACCCACGTTTTCAAGTACCGCTACGAATATACATGATATAAGCATGCCTCGCTATATCCCGATTGGTGTGCTCATCCTAATGCCTCACATCCCCGAAGGTATGGTTTGCATAACAGGGCTATAGTTCCTGTTCTAAGCGTGGGTAGAACGTGTTGCGCTGGTGGATTCTGAGACCACATTTCCAACACCTTTACGAATATCCAAGTTATCAGCTTGGCTCGGTACAGCGCAATTTAGTTGTGTCGGTGGGAATCGAACCCACTTTGTACTTTCGTACCCACGTTATCAGCGTGGTGCCTAAACCATCCAACCCCGACACAATGTGGGTGGAAGCCCCATTACTTCCACCTTGTTTTTCTGTTGTGTTTCCACGTTTTATACATTCTCATTTGGAAACCCATTAACCCAGTACCATGAAACGATACACATTCATCCCAATAAATAGGGTAGTTAATGCTGTATTGAATAGCTAAGTATTCTTTACTTGTTTTTGCTTTGTTCAGTTTTGCTCTGTTTCTGTTAATACTCATAAGCTTATAAGTCTGTTGTTTAGCAGACCTTAAAGCATGTCGAATTCTTTCTTCATAATTTTAAATTTTAGCGGACTGACTTGGATTCGAACCAAGACCTTTTCGATTAACAGTCGAAAGCATTTGACCATTGTGCTACCAGTCCATGAAAGAGCTTTGCACTCTATTTGGGGGTCTGGCTTTACCCCTAAGGTTATATGTGGGTGACCGACGAGAATCGAACTCGCATTAACTGCACCACAAGCAGTCGTGTTAAGCCATTACACTACGGTCACCATGTCAGTAAACCTGTTTTTGTACAATAAACAAGGTACGTTTATTATTCCAATTTTGCGTTTACTATCCTGTTTACCAATTCTTTACTTCTCTTAAGTTTATCCTTGATACGTTTGATTTCTTCTTCTGTTGGATTATCGTTTAAGGTATATTCAATACCATGTCTCTTACAATAATCAATTACTTCTTTTATATACATAATCTTAATTTTTAGCGGAGAGAACTGGACTCGAACCAGCACTACGAATGAACGTAGAACAACTTTCCAAGCTGCGGCAGTACCATTATGCTTACCTCTCCATGGGTCCCGTTATAATTTTTACATCTCATCACATCACGGGACCACGGGGATGAGTTTGCGGAGAGAGAGGGATTCGAACCCTCACGCCACCCAGAGGACGAGACGGTTTTCAAAACCGCTACCGTTACCCAGAATCTATCGGTTAACCTCTCCGTTTTGTAGCATTCTAACCTATAAGTTAGACAAGACACCGCTGAGTGCTACACCCAGTCCTCGCACAGACGGTAGAAATCGAATCCACCCAGTCGGATTTGGAATCCAACTCGCCAGCCTTGGGACATTCGCCTGTATTTGCACGGGTGGTAGGACTCGAACCTACAGCCAACGGTTTTGGAGACCGCTACTCTACCAATTGAGCTACACCCGTGTTTGGACCAAGATGTCAAAGAACTTATTAAAACCTACCGTTGTAGACTTTGGGTGAGTGACGGGAATTGAACCCGCAAAAGAATTACTTCTACCCGATTCACAGTCGGGCTCGGCTAACCAATATCCGATTCAAACACCATATATTTTAGAGCTTTACAAAAACGACCATCTTTCCATGTTCCTTCTTGAAGGTTAACTCCCCCTTGTATCCAGACGCATCTGCTATCTTTCTATACTTGTCTACTATCAAATCAAAATTTTCTTTAAAATCTATCATCTTTTCAACTCCTAACTTTCTTCCTAAATCTCCCTCACTCATATTTCAAATTTTTAAGCACAAAAAAAGCCTTGATATTATATCAAGGCTTCGTTAATTTTATATTATTGAATTCTTAGAACTCAATGATGTCATTAAACATACCTTGACCGTTATGGATGCTATTGCGTCTCCAATTACTAATCGAAATCATATGTATGTTTATTGTTCTCATTTTTCTTTTTTGTTGTGGGACTATTTGTCCCTTTTAATTAAATACTCTGCAAATATACAAAAGTTATTTCGATTTGTCAAGTATTTTGCAATTTATTTTCAATTTATTTTAAAAATCGTTGTTTTTAGTGGCTGGTTTCGTGAATACCACTGAAATTACTTGTGGGTCTAAATGTATATTAAAGTATGGAATATCACGATACTTTGCTTCTAATGTTTTTTTAGCAGCGAATATACTAGGATAATCATTTGGTGATGATACACCAAACTTAACCTTTACTGGAGTTCTCTCATTTGATGGAGAATCAACCAAGTGAGTTACATATTTCATTAACTCATCACCATTACCCACCGTGTTATCAGAAGTTATATATGGAGTACCCTCTTTGATATCAGTTTCAGTAGCCATGGTTGGTAATGATTCTATTGTATTTAAATACCATTCTTGTACTTCATCTGTCATTCTATCATAGTAAACATTAATACTCCATTGCTCACCATTTTGGTCAGTACCTACGAATGTATCCTCACCAGTCACATCTTCCTTATCTTCGAATGTAACAACACGCTCAGTACCATCTTGGTTACTAATAAACCTTACAGTTGGTGATTGATTGTGCCAGCCAAC